TATCGGATTCCTCGAAGGTCTTGGTGCGCCCGGCCGGAACATAGAACGGCACCCCGGCGGCGTCGAGTGGGTGCGCGGCGAGCCACGCCTTGAACCACCGCGGCGACTTGCGCAGATCGGCCGCGACTTCGGGCAGGGTGAGGGCGCGGGTCATGGATTATCGCCGGGGCTCACGGAATCCGGCCGCATGTTTGTGACCTCCACCACCAAATTGCTTGGCTACCTCACTCACATCCACGCCATCCGGCGCTCTGGAGCGCAGAGACCAAAGAATGTGCGTCTCGCTCTCAGCGTAGACACCAGCAAATGGATGCCCTTCCGCGAGCTCGCCAGCCAACTCAGACGACATGAACATGGAGGCGTTCACTACCGGAACCCGGTAGCCGCCTATTTCCTTGAAGTAAGCATGGCCCTTGGCAGTCTCGACAAGGGTCCGATAGTATCGCTGGATCGCGCCGCCCTCAGTGATCAGCCCATCGACGTTCTCGCAGAGCTTGTCCCAAAGGTTGAACTCCTGCTTGTACGACCGGAGCGCCGCGGTAAATTCATCGACGCCCGGCAGTTTCTTGGTCCACAGGTCACGATCCTGCAGATAGTAGAAGAACTTTGGGACCGGCTTGCCTGGGCGGAAGTGCTGCCATGCCATCACCGCGCCACTGCGCTCCATATCGAACTCGACTGTCACGTTCGGACATTCCACCGAAAGCCCGTCGAGCTCTGCCTGGGCGGTCTTGTGGTGATCCAGAACCAAAATTGACTTTGCCTTGCTGGCGAGATCGACCATGACGGGGCGCTTGTAGGAGAAATCCACAATGGCCACATCGAGGCCGGTCACGTCCGGAGGCGACTCGCCGTACACACCGGGATGATAGGTGACGCAATCACCGTCACGCTTCCAAACGGCAAAGGCCGCACCAAAACCATCATCGCAAGCGCCGTGATAAATACAAAGGTCGGGTGTCATTGGTCGATCTCCAATTTCGAGGAAGGGACACTTGTTGCTGCCGAAATGCGTTCCGCCGCAGTTGGGACAGTTCTGAATCGTCATCACTCCGTCCCCTTCCCCACAGCCTCTAACGCCGCCTCAAGGGCCGCAAACTTCGCCTTGTAGTGCTCCATCTGGAATTCGGTCAGGAGGTATTCGCGGAGGTCGAGGAGGGCTTGCAGGGGGACGGGGACGCACTTGGCGGCATCCATTGCTCGCAGATCTTCAAGGGTCGGGTCTGTCGGAAGCCAGGCGCATCCATCGCCGCACGGTTTGCTGCGCCAACTCTTGCAGTATCCGCACCATCTGAGTTCGCTCGTCATTTCCTTGTGTCCTTCTGGAGTGCGGCGCGGCCGGCGTCAGTGATGTACCAGTCTCGATCCATGAGTCCGGCGTGCAACAGCCAGCGGTATGTTTTATGCGCACCGCCCATTGCGCTACTGCCTTTCAAGTGGATGGTGGCGTTTCCGCAGTCTCGCTGCGATACGAGCATCTTGCGTTGTGGCTCGCTCAATTTCACGACTTCTCTCCCACCTTGCCGGCATCCACGATGGCGCCTCCAACGCAAATGCGCGGGTCACCCAGCGCCCGCTGCATACGCCAACCATGTTCGGTTGCTATTTGAGCGTCGGTGAAATCAGAGAGGCTTACCGCCGCCCGATCCGCTCCCGCCACGACGGGAGGGGTGGCGTCTCGTAACTGTTCCAGAAATAATACAACATCTTCGACGGCCTTCATGTCATCGGCCCAGACGTTCATGTCCTTAGTTTCGCTGTTGCGAGCCGACTTCATGACATCGACCGTCTTGTAGAAGGCGCCAAGGAGCTCTCGAATTTGCCGCGGATCATATCCGGTGTCGCGTTCACCTGGGGTGACGGCTAGGATTGCATCGGCATCGCGTAGCGCACGATCTGCGGTGCATCTAATGCAGGAGTGACACTCGTTGGTGCAGTCACCTGAATGGGCGGCGTCCTTGCCGTTGGTCAACAGATTGCGAGCCCAAAGAATGAGACCATGCGGGACGAGAACGTTCGTGTCGGCTTCATCGCGCGCCAGAAGAAAGGCCGCGATCTCCTCCCTCCCACCCACTGGCGCGGCTGCTGGCTGCGAGGCTAGGGCGGTGTCGATAGCCGCAGCCAAGTCTCTGGTCTCGGAGGCGAGGACGCTACTGTATCGGCTGGCGATATCCCATGCAGTCTTGCTGTATACGTGCGGGTCGGCTTTCTGGTTGGTCATCGGGCAGTCCTTTTCAGAATGGAATATCGTCGTCGTCGCCCTTGCTGATCTCGAAATTGCGACTTATTCGCCATTCGTAAAGGCGATGGGTTAGATTGCGTATCGGCTGGAACAGATCTCGCCACCATTGCCGGCGGTTCTCGCGCTCCATGTTCTCGTGGTATTCCGCTTCGTGCCTGATCTGGAGATTGATTTCTTCATCGCTCGCGTACCAGGATTCAGAGCAACGATCGCAGTGACAGCGGCCCGTTAGGATGTCGACTTCATAGTCCTCGTGGTCGCATGGCTCATCGTACTCGTCATCTGGCGATGCGAGCTTCCACGCGTCGTAACTGTCTTTCCAGCTATCGTCATTCCAGCTCATTCCGGCACCCCTTCCGCAGCTCAATAGACCGTCAAAACCGCAATGATCACGATGATGACGAACGCGTAGGCAAACCAGTTTCGGCCGAACCACGGATCAAGATCGCTGCTCATCGTTCACGTCCCGCTTCACGAATGGATCCGTCGAAGCGTCTCCATCGGGTTATCTTCCTTGATTTCTTGATGCCCTTCTCGCGGTCGCTGAGACGCTTAGTCTTGGCAATGAGAGGAACATCATGCTTGCGGGTTTTCTCGCCATGGCAGGCGTGGCAAAGTACCCTGCAGTTCCACAATTCAGGCTCACCGCCGAGGCTGTCAGCGATATCGTGATCATAATGAAACTTGCTTGGCATGAGCTTGGCACCGCAATCCTTACCCTCGCAAAGTCCGGCGGCTCGCAGGAATGCGTCACGCTTGGTCTGTTTGGTGAATTCACGTCTCATGCTGCGGCTTCCTGATCGTGGAAAACGACGCCGTGCTGCGCACCAAAGGCATAGATGAGCTCGAGCAAATCCGACATTTCCCCCTTCGAAAGATCGGATGACGAACGGCTGAGGTTGACGAATCCGGTGCCATCGATGTTAGGGACCATGCGAAGCTCTCGCTTCAAAGCGTCGAGAAAAATTAGCTTCCAGTCGGTCGGCGAAAGCTTGATACCGTGCCAGGGAAGTTGAACTGCAACGTCCGTTAGGCTCGCCCAGAAGCGGTCATTCTGCGGCAAACTGCGCTTCGTCTCCTTGAATTCGATTCTGGTGCCGGTTGGAGCCTGCATAGCCCACTTCGCCGCGCGCTCGCGGTCAGTTCGGCTATTCACTGTGACCAGAGCCCTGCTCATGCTGCGGCCTTCTGACCATACTTGCGAACGTAATCGACGGTCTGTTGCAGTTCGATGTTGAAGAGATCGACCTCGCGCTCCAGTTTTGCGATATATTCTTCGTCCCGGTAGACGCGCTTCACGAACAGCGGCAACTTCGGGCAGTAGCTCACGAAGTCCCACCACGCGCGCTCGGCAACCCACAGCGAGCCCTGTACCTGAGCCTTGTGCTCGGACGGCAGTTCATCCTTGATCAAGCGATCGATCTGGATGTGCGCCAGCGCCGACTTGATCTCCAAGCCGCCGTCCGCGTCGATCAGCGAATCCGGGCTGGCGCCCTTATCGCCGTTGCGGATGAAGCCGACGCGCTGTGGGTCTGCATCCGTCATGAAGGCGTACAGATCACGCGCCTCGCCCTCCATGAGCTTGCCGCGCTCCATGTCTTGGCTGACGTAATTATCCATCGGTTCGCCGGTCAGGATCTCGCCGGCAAGCTTGAGCAAGTAGCTCTTCCGAGTCTTTCCCTCGCCCTTCGCCATTACCGTTGAGAACTCGGAGGCGGTTGGGATGCCCATGCGGGCCGCGAACCACTCCGGCTCGCCCTGGGCACAATCAATGATCTGCATCATTTTGCGGCCTTCGGTTGATAGTTCGCGGCCTCGACGCAAGCGGCATAGGCGTTTGCCGGAATGTCCTCGATCTTTTCGACTTTGGCCCACCTAAGGAATTTGGCGCGCTCCTTGCCGTTGGCGTCGATCATATCCCGGAGAGAGTCAGCCTGATCCTGAGTGATGTATTCAACCGGTTCGCTCGCGGCTGCTTTTCCGTCGTCGTCGTTTGATGCAGCCAATCCCAAGGCCTGGACGAGCGTGTAGCGCTGCAAATAAGTCAGCGTTGATCCGATGGCCTGGATGGCATTCTTGTTGCCAGTGGCATCCGCAGGCCCGGCAAGGGTGGTTTCCTCGGAATGGCCGGATTTGTGCGACAGGATGCACGTCACAGCGATCTTGTCCGCCTGCGTGGTTCGAAACCGATAGGAAAGGCCATGCTTGGAGATGATCGGATCAACGGCGTTGGCGATCGCCGCAAAGTCAGCATACCGTTTGGAATTGTGCCCCGTCGCATTCCGGACAACCGGCTTGATCTCGGCCTTTGCATCGGCCACAGCTTCGTCGAACGCCTTGCGCGCCTGGTTGGCTTCCCAGCGCTCGGATAGCGCCATCAGCTTCTCCAGCACTTCCATGCTGGCGCCGCTGTTCAGCGCGCGGCTTAGCATTTCCATGGGGTTGACGGATACAAGAGCTGTTTCCTCGCGCTCCGGGATGATGTTTACTTTTTCTAGTTGCT